CCAAACAAAAAAAACCAATATCCAGCCGTGATCAGGAAAAGGTTGATGTAATTATAAACACAACCTGCAGCTATTTTATGATAGATAAAAGCCTTATCACCATGCCTGGTAAGGTATATACAAACATCCGGCGCATCTGCTTTTACCTTATCAAAAAAAACACAGAGTTATCGAATGAACAGGCGGCCCAGCTGTTCAACCAGGACAGATCACAAGCTACCCGTGGGCTCGATATAATAAGCGTTCACCGAAATATCTATACACCAACATTACACCAACTGAAAGATATTGCCGAAATCTGCAATAAATTTACCCCCAAACAATACGAATGGCTTATACAACATTAGAATATGATACCCTGGTTAAAGCCATTGCACAGGGTGCGCTGGTTGTTAAATATGGAGATAAGGAAGTAACCTACCGTTCATTAAGCGATATGCTTAAACTTAAAAAACTTATGGAAGATGAGTTAACACCATCCACCGTAAAGCCAGCCCGAAGATATGCACAACACTCTAAAGGATTAACAGAATGAGCAAAAGCCTGTTAGATAAAGCCATTGAAATAATTAGCCCACGAACAGCGGTTAAACGTGCAGGTTATCGTAAAGTATTAGAGCTTACAGAACGCCAGTTTGATGCAGCCGCTAAAGGCCGCCGAACCAAAGACTGGAAATCATCAGGCAGCAGCAGCAACATGGAAATACATACTGCTCTGCAAATGCTTCGCAACCGGTCTCGTGCCATGGTACGCAACAACCCCACCGCAAAAAATGCCATTCGCTTAATACCAAACAATGTAGTGGGTACCGGCATTTTACCAACTCCTAAATATACAGGTGTAAGAGAAAAGGCAACAAATAAAACCATCAAACAGGTTTGGAACAAATGGGCCGATAGTATAACCGCCGATTACGATGGCCAGCTAAACTTCTACGGCATACAGCACCTTACTATGAAAGCTATTGCCGAAAGCGGCGAATGCCTGGTACGCCGTATATATGCCGGTTCCGATAATTATCTGCCATTGGAAATACAGGTTTTGGAAGGTGATTTTATTGATACCTATAAACACGATAATGTTTGGGATTCAAATAGCGAACGTAATTACTACGGCATTCGTTTTAATAAAAAGGGTAAGCGCATAGGTTATTGGATATACACCAGCCATCCTGTTGAATACGGCCAGCTTGAAAGTGTACTGATACCCGCTAAAGATATCATCCACATGTACGAAGTAGAGCGCCCCGGCCAGATACGTGGTATTCCCTTCTCTTCTGCATCCATGCTCCGCATGAAAGATTTGGATGATTACGAAGATGCAGAACTGGTACGGCAAAAAATTGCTGCATGTTTTACTGTGTTCATTACAGAGGATACAGATGGTGATCCTACAAATGCCAATACAGGCGATGCTGATAATCTTGAAAAAGTAGAACCCGGTATTATTGAACACCTGGCGCCGGGTAAATCAGTAACCTTTGCCCAGCCGCCGGTAACTACCGGCTATGGTGAATATACTAAAAGTGTAAACCGTAGCATTGCAGCCGGTATTGGCATCACTTACGAAGGTATGACCGGTGATCTTAGCAATGTTAATTTTTCGAGTGGCCGTATGGGTTGGTTAGAGTTTCAGCGCAATGTAAATCATTGGCAGTGGAATATTTTAATACCAAAGTTTTGCCAGATCACATGGCTATGGTTTTTACAGGCCGGTGGTTTAAAAGGATTGATACCATTGGATATTGATGTACCAGCCACCTGGACACCACCACGCCGTGAAATGATAGACCCTGTTAAAGAAACAGATGCCATGAGCGCCGCAGTACGCAACGGTTTCAACAGCTGGCACAATACCGTTAAAGAACTTGGTTTTAATCCGGAAGAGATACTGGAAGAAATAAAAGCCGAAACAAAATTATTTAAAGATGCTGGCCTGGCACCCGAATCAAACCCTGTTTTTGATAACCCAAACACTGGCAAAAAGGTTAAGCCAGCCGATAACGAACAAACATAAAAATTTTTCTCATAAGCAGTTAGTTTTGGTAACGGCCCCTGTTTCTACAGGGGCTTCTCTTTTATAGCATGGTGTAATGTTGGTGTAATGTTGGTGTAATTACGGCAAAAAATACATTCCATTTTTGTACCAGAATAAAATCACACCGCATAATATGCCGCAAACACAGCAAATAGGTAAAGGATACATAAGGGCAACTTTCGACAGTACAACCATCAATACAGAAAAACGTACCATCGATGTTGTTTTTGCAACCGAAACCCCTGTTTTGCGTATGGGTTGGGATGGCATGTTTAACGAAGTGCTTACCTGCACACCAAAAGCAGTAATGGTAGAACGCCTTAACTCCGGCGCCGGTCCTGTTCTCGATACACATGATCGTTGGAGTGTTAAAACCCAGCTGGGTGCGGTAGAGCCAAATTCAGTTTCTATATCATCTAAAGAATGCCGTTGCACACTGCGCTTTTCAAAGCGTGATGATGTTAACGGTGTGTGGGCTGATATTGAAGATGGCTTGCTGCGTAATATTTCTGTAGGGTACAACACCTACGAAGTAACCATTGAAGAAAAAACAGGTGGTATCCCTACCTATACCGCCACACGATGGGAGCCTATGGAAATTTCACTGGTACCAGTACCTGCAGATTATAACAGTAAGGTACGCACACCAAATGAACAAACTCACGAAGTAACTATTATCAATCATAAAAAAAACAATACAATGCCACAAAACACCGCAACACGTACAACCGATATACAGGCAGCTTGCCGTGCAGCCGGTTTAGATGATGCTTTTACGCAAACCCTGGTTGATAATACCGAAATGGATATCAACAGCGCCCGTGAAGCTATAATTGCCGAATTGGTACGCAAAGCCACACCGGTAGTAACTGCGCCCGCTGCCGCACCGGTAGCTGAAGATCAGGGAGCCCGTACAGTTGGTATCCTTGCTGCCTGCCGTGCAGCTAACCTCACAATAACCTATGCCGAGGAATTGGTTAAAGGCACACTGTCTTTGAGCGATGCCCGTGCAGCTATCATAAACAAAATGGCCGAAGCAACGCCTGATGTATTTTCCGGTACACCGGCTGTTCGTATGGGTGCCGATGAAAAAGATAAACGCCGTGATGGTATGGTTAACGGTATCATCAGCCGCATTGATCCATCAGCAAAAGATGAAACCGGCAAAATTATAAATCCCGCTGAGTTCCGTGGCATGTCATTACTGGATATGGCCCGTGAGTGGCTGGTTGGCGAAGGGCAGAACGTAAGAGGTTTATCAAAACGTGAAGTGGCTAAAATGGCGCTTGGTTTGGTAAGATCCGGCGGTTATACAACATCCGATTTTCCAAACATTTTAAGTAACGTATTTAACAAGCGCCTGCGTAAAGCATACGATTTGCAAATGCGTACTTTCACGCCATGGTGTGTTGCTTCCACAGCAACCGATTTTAAAGAAATGAGCCGTAACCAGCTGGGCGACCTGGTATTTCAGGAAGTAAAAGAAGGTGGCGAATACAAGGCCGAAAAATTAAGCGAAACTGTTGAAAAATACAGCGTAGCCAAATGGGGCCGTATCGTAAACTTTAGCTGGGAGGCGATGGTTAACGATGATCTTAATGCATTCAGCCGCATTCCGCAAACATTGGCTGCCGCTGCTGCTCAAAAACAATCCGATGTTGTTTACGGTATCCTGTCTGCAAACGCAGCAATGGCCGATACTGTTGCACTTTTCCACGCAACACACGCAAACTATACCGCATCCGGTACAGCCATCAGTGTTGCCAGCCTTGGTGTTGGCCGTGGTTTAATGCGTAAGCAAAAAAGTATCGACAGTAAAAACCATCTTAACCTTTCCCCAAAATTCCTGATCGTTGGCCCCGATAAAGAAGCAGAAGCCTTGCAGTTTACTTCACAAAATTATGTTGCTGCACAAGCAAGTAACATCAATGTGTGGGCAGGCTTAATGCAGCCGATTGTTGAAAACCGCATCACCGGTAATAAGTGGTACCTGGCCGCAGATCCTGCAATTATCGATACCATCGAGTATTCGTTTTTGGATGGTGAAGAATTGTACACCGAAGAAAGAACAGCCTTTGAAAAAGATGGTTACGAGTTTAAGGCCCGTATGGTTTTCGGTGCAAAAGCAATCGATCACCGCAGTTTGTATTACAACACCGGTGCATAATTAAAGCTGTAAGTAAAAAATAAATTAATAACAGCGGGGCATCCCTGCAAAAAAATAAGACAATGACAAATTTCATTCAGGATGGCGAAACTTTAGAGTACACCAACGCAGGCTCTGCCATTACCGCAGGCTCTGTGGTAGTAGTAGGTAAACTGGTAGGTATAGCCGCTACCGATATTGCTGCATCTACAGGTGTTGGTACCGTTTGTATCGAAGGTGTGTTTAATGTACCCAAAAACACCAGCCTTGCAATAGCCCAGGGCGATCAGTTGTTTTGGGATGCATCACCCGGCGAAGTAACAAAAACCGCTACTGATTACCCGATGGGTACTGCACACGAAGCTGCTGCAGAAGCTGCAACCACAGTAAATGTAAAGCTGGCAGCAGGTGGCGATAGCACACCACAGGCAGCACTGGTTGCACAGTTGGCAGGCACCTTAACCGGTACTGTTGACGGTACTATTAATGACGTAGCTGCTGCTGCTTGTGCCGGTGGTTCAACACCTACTGCTGCACAGGTTGATACTGCTGTAGCAGCTTTGGCACTAAGTACCAACCTGGCGCTAAAAGAATTACAAACCAGCTTAAACGCAGCACTTACCGCACTTAAAAATGCCGGTTTAATGGCCAGCGCTTAATTGTAAAATGGCAAACTTATTCGATAGCCTGCAGGATAACACGTTTGATGTTGCAACAAACACAATGGGTTATCCTGCAACATGGCAACCGGCGGTTGGCGGTCCGTTACAAACCGCTACAGTTCTTTATAAAGATGATACGCAAAAGTACGAACTAAGCAACATGGATTACCAGCCCGAACGCTGGCGCATGGAGTACCGTTTTCCATTCTTTGCAGGTTTAAAAGGAAGTGCTGATACAAATACCGATGAAACAGTAACCAT